CTGCTGGTAAAAGGGGTGGATAAAACAATTTCATTAATTAAAATTCCACAAATAAATTTTGAAAGTTTTAAGAAAAGTGGCAATTAAAAGTCAGCTATTAACATCCCCAATTTTTCCACTTTAACAACGGAATCCAGCCTTGAAGTCTTTTCCGATCTTCAGCTTGGTGACAACTCCGTCGAGTACATGCTTGGAATCAAGAGTCCCAATCATGATGCTCCCAACATTATTCCTGTAGTTGCTACCTTTGACGATAGTAGCCACAGTATTTTCAGGATGCATCACAATCTGGATTCCGCCATCCGTGCTTGTGATTTGACTGTAACCGTCATGGGTCGAAAGAGGACCCAAGAAAGAACTGGAATCCAAAGTCCCATTCTCTCCCTTACACACAACCATGTTCTTAGGAACTTGTGGCGTGAACAAATAGGCAGAGGGTGTTCCATCAACGCCAGTGTATGGCATGACTGATCCAGTCGGCATCACTTCATACTCAAGAGTGCCAGCCCAAAAACCAAAGAACTTCATCAGACTTGTGTAGCCGAAATGTTCTCCGAAACTTGGTGTCAAGACAAAATTCTGACCAGTTGTTAGGTCAGCGGGTTTGAAAACTCGTGGAGGTCCTGTCATCTCTTCCAAAGTTTCCCTCAGAGTTCTCCCATCGCTAGGTCGTTGCGAACTCTTGTTCGGAAACTGATAAGATGGACAGTCCACCTCACCAACCAGTCCCTGAGTAACGGCATTTCCATAAATGGTTCCAATTCTCGTGTTATGCATAGAAGCGAAACACAAAATGGAAATTCCGTCACTCACAGAAGCAGGTCCAGTGAGCGGAGTGTCCACTCTCATGTCAAAATAGAAAGGATCCTCCTCGTAGGTGAAAAGAAAATGGTTCATTCGATCAACATTAGTCCAAGGAATCCTTACCTTGAATTTGTTGCTTTCTCCAAGATCCCACATGACGCCTGTGTTGCCACGAGAAGCGTCAGCGTCTCTGCCTAGGGACAGCCACAGCTTGCCTCTATGGAAGGTAGTTTTAATTGCCCAAAAGAGCAACTCAACTTCTCCATAGGCCATTCTGTCGGTCACGTCCAAAAAGGCTTTCTGAGGTTGGGCATCATTGTCGAAAAGGCTACTCAATGAATTGAACGAAGCCACAACATCACCTTGATTTTGAGTCTTCACGTAGTTGTAGGATTGGACGTATGTTGGATCGGTTAGTAATCTCTCGATTCCATCTTCTCCGATTACTCGTGAGAAATGTTCAAGAGACGGTCCACTACCGATAAAGGGTGATGTTTCTACCCTTCCTTGAGCCTTTGGAAGTCTCAAGTTAACGTCTTCCATCCAAACTGCGACCTTAAGCTTGATCTCTGCTCCAGTTGTGACCGAATGAATATTCATTCCGATCAGTGCAAGAAGGAGATTGTTCACTGAGTCAACGACTTGTCCAGTCGAAACAAAATCCTTATTGAGTGGAAACTGTTTCTTCAGAGTAACAATCGAAGGTCCGTTGTTATCCAAAATCGTGAAATCACCTCGAGCAAACACACCACGAGTGTAGTTGGCCTCATTCGTCCACTCACACAAAGTCGTACAAGCTTCAGTAGCATCGTTGTAACATTCAATTCTTACACAGAATGTTCCACGAAAATGACTGAAATACTTGAGCACTCCCTGAGTTTGTGGATCCAGGCGCCACTCTTCAATCGTGATTTCGTCGGTATAAGAGTTCAAATCGTTCAAAACGACTGTATGAACCCTAGGTTTTTCAAGAATCTTCTTTGCAGCCTCGCAAAGAGGATCACCGACTAGTTCGTCCAAAGTGTTATCAATTTCCTTTTCCGGTTGTCCCATAGTGGCCACATCTGGATTCTCCAAATGTAGATCAGCCATGGGATTGGTCAATTTGTCCATAGTTTGTCCGTCCGTTTTTGTTTGTTCGTTGTTGTTGGTCCATGTTACCTTCCCCTGTGCTTCCAGAACCATGTCAGCACGGGTGCATGCGGGATGACTGCCCATTATTTGAGTAGGCGGCTTGCCATCATCCAGACTAAATAGTCCTCCTACGAAGTCCTGTTGATCGGAATTTACATCGATCTCCATTCCTTCACTCGGGTCCAACCACGAGACGCGTTCCGCAATTTCGTCTTCGTCCAAAGCCCAAGTTTCAAGTTGTGACATCTCTGCCACGGCCTCCGATGTTAGGGAGGCGTGTCCCGCCAAAATGGAAGAGATTTGCTCATACCAAGTTGGGACGCGAAGCGGCATTTCTACTGCTTCAGCGGCTCGAATCAATGACTCTGCGAACCACTCGTAGTACCTCTGTCCATGAAGCGAAGCTTCAAAGAGGGCCATAGTGCAATTATCAATGCACCTGCTGATTACATCAACGTCCGAGCGAATCCAGAGCACCATCTCCGTGATGGTATCCTCTGCCAAAGGAGCGATTTCTCGCCCAACGGCTGACTCGTAGAGGAATTTTCTTTTCAGAAAAGAGACTTCTCTGATGTTCCTACACGGAACAAGTTCCCCAGACTTACTTTCGTCAGTGTAAGTCATTCCTATTTGAGAATAGGCTTCTGCAAGAGTGATTTGATTAAACCAGTCAATAATAATTGGACTGATCCCAATCAAATTATCGTCTCCGTAAGAAACCATACTCACATACCGATGGAACTGTTCCATGTTTGCCAGTTTCTCTGAAACCTGACGAGCAAGAATCAAATAAACGACTCGCACTGAAAGCGAGTTGTAGATTGAATTCAACACTGCAGTCATTGGGCATCCTGAGGGTTGTGAGTGAGTCCAAGCATAAATGTTGTCTCCCCACAAATGAATAGAGTTGATTATATCTCTCCACAGCACTTGTCTGATGAGAGCATTCTCTTCTCCATCATCATACCACTTGTTAATAATGTGGATCATTTCCTCAAGAATGTCAATCTGCAGAGTCCCGTCATAGTTAGAGAAATCTCCAGCCACAATAGTCTCTTCTCCGAATCGGGTGATCTTGTTGTAGATTCGTTGCCAATCGATTGAATAAACATTTGTTCCGACACATATTTCGTTGTCGATCCTATTTTCTTCAACGGTTGCGCACAGCCCCAAAAAATACTTCCTAAAAAGGAGAGTATAATCCATGGGCCCGGCTGAAAAGACTCTCGTCTTTCCTGCACGAACTTTTGCAATGGGTCGCCTCTCGTCCTTGAGAGTATCAACCCAGATACAAGCCATCCGTTCACCGTGACGAGCAAGGTTCTCTCGCTGGTCGACGGCAGCTTTAAGTTCTTGGTGATAAGTAAACTCATCAGTGCCAAGCCACTTTGTTTTGCCAGGTTTACCCTCTGAGTCCATAGACCAGGGATACCCAGCTGAAGTTGATCTGCGAATAGCCGGTAGAAACTGTTCACCATCAACTCCTTGGATCATCTCAAGTTCTGAAAGAACTCGAGCATGACGCCTCTTTTGTCTGAGCATATTGCACATATCGTTTGCTGCAATAGCCACCAAATCCTGTGGGATCTTAACGCAAGGAACGCCAGCCTTCTTTAAGCCTATAGCCATGGGGTCAAGTAATTGACCGTCCACGACCGTTGGTTTCAAATAAGCTGGGATCGTTTTGTTAGTCCACGGCAATTGATCATGAATAATCGATTGCCTCAATTTGGTGGTTGATGCAACACCCGGAACAGCAATAGCTTTTCCGATTGGGAAGAATTCACCGTCTGGGACAGTTTCATCAAACCTCTCTTCATCGACAAAGGCCGTCATGTCAGGGAACGTGATCCATTGTTGTCCCTGAGCACTGACATCTAGAGCCTCCAATGACATTTGGATGTCCTCTAGAATCAGTGGGGTTGAATATCCAGTGCCGGTGCCTCCAGCTACATGGAGTCCAACCATCTTTTTGTTTGCCTTGCTCGAAATAACAAATAGTGGGGCTCCACAATCACCTGTTGAAGTCTCCATGGAATACTCATACGCATTGATAGCGATGAACTTTTGCTTTGCTTCATTAGCATAGTAAAGTTCACGATCAATGCGTTTGACATCTCCATAGCTAAACCTCTTCACCTCCGACGATCCATTAAAGACCAAAAGTCCCTTGAATCTAGAGAGATCAGCGTGATCTTGTCTGCCAGCCACAAATTTGATGATATCTGGATGATCAGCCACCTGCCTTGGTAGCTTGATCACAACAAGGTCTTGCCTCATGTTTTTAGAGATAACTTGAGAAAACTCTACGTCCTTCATCGAAATCCGATAAGGGACAGTCATTCCATTCTTTCTAATAACGAGTTCGTCCTCCGGTTGAGCTGCGAAGAGAAGGTGGGAAACAGTTAGGAAATATCTATTCCTCAAGAAAACACCGCGTACAGTGTATCCTTTCCCAGTAGGTTTCACTAGGGATATTTCATAACAATTTCCAACCACTCTCTTCTGAATCTCATAACCATTCTCATCAATTCTCATTTGAGCAGCATACTCGTTCTTCGGATGAAAGAAGCTTGCGAGACTTTCCAACATACCAACACCTTTCGGTGCTTCATCTTGAGCCTCAATCTTCTTTCCCTTCAAACCAGGAATGACATTGTAGTCGTGTTCGACTCGCGTGCGCGGTGCGCGAACCGTGGTGGGATCTCCCGATGAAATCACTTCAACTTTGGGAGTCTGGATCCTGACCACGTTAGGATCTCCAGATGAAATAACCTCCACCCGAGGGTTCTGTACTTTGACCACGCGCGGGTCACCTGAACTTACTAGCTCAGGAAGGTTGTACATAACCTTGTTTGTCTTTTCTTTTTTGCATTTCTTGCACAAGTGCTCTCCATATGTCCTAGAGATAGTTTCTAACTTGATAACGTGTCCGTGTTCGAACACTGCGCCACAAGTTTCACACTCATGCTTGTGCTTAGCAAACCGACCCAAGACAAGGCCGGAATGCGAGTGATCCACGACTCCCTCTCCTTCGGTAGTCGCTCCTGGATCTTCCAGTCCGAAAATCTTGGCTATAATAGCCAGTATTCCCAGAAAGCCTGTATAACACAAAGCTCCCTGAAATACTGCCTTGAGCCAAGGATATTCGGACAGGAAGTTCCACCATTGGTTAAATCCACTCCTGATGTAACCAACACTCCCGAACTCCTTTTGTGACAATTTGTTGAATCTCAACATTGTCGCCACAAATTCCCGTTCAACGTCTCCAAGATTGGGTTCTGTCTGTCTTGCTTCGGCTGCCATAGCTGCGATCATCTGCTGCCCTTCAGCAGAATAAGCTTCAGCCAAAAACGCTACTTTCCTGTACCCAATCAAATCTTTTCTCGAGAAATTGTCTGCCAATGCTCTGTCAGCTTTGAAAACTTGCTTGCCATATCCATGAAGAATCATCATCTTTCCATACATAGAACCATATTCTTCAATGAATCCGGTTGCATATTCCAATACAGCAGTTTTCGTACTAAACAGAAGATCAAATTGTTCCATATCAGAACTCTTGATCAATTTAGCATCCTTTTCCAGGAGAAAAGTTTTTGGAAGTTTCTCAGCTTCCTTCTTTGGAATTTCGAAACAAAATTCATAATTCCGATCCAAAGATTCCTTGAGTGCTCGAAGAGTGAGACCGCGTTGATCTACACTTTCAGGCGCCGGTTGTGAGTTCCCAACTTGAAA